TTTCAGCGTCAAGACCATGAATCGCTTTAAGGTCTTGTGCAAGTTCTAGTGTGTATTCAGCTTTAAGAGCACGTGACTTAGCAGTAACAGTTTGTCTTTCAATGGTGAAACCCATTTCGTTGAAAGATGAACCGCCAGTACGTCCAAGTGCTTCTGCGTCTTCAGTTGGCATTCCTGCAGCAGCAAGACTAGTTAAACGAGCGCCTTCAGAGTCAACACCGTTCCAACCAGAAGAGTTATCTGAATCGTGAGTACCAGAAGAATCACCAGAAAACTGAGTTTCAGCTTCGTTGAATAATGCTTCACGGTTACCAGTTGCTCCACCTTGGTATCTGCTCTTCATTGCGAAGATAAGACCAGTAGGGCCGTTCATAGGTTGTACACCACATACGTCATAAGCGATGAGGTTAGGCATTGCTCTACGTACTAGTGAGATTAATACTGGGTCAAAGTTGTTAACTGAACCAGTGTTGTTAGCGCCAGATGCAGCGTTTTCTGTCATGAATCCACGAGATGCAGAACGCTCTTCAGCGATTGCCTTCTCTTGGTTTTCCAGAATAGCAGCAGTAACGGCACGTCTGTGGGGGTCGGAGATAACTCCAGCAGACTCTTCGTTTAGAACGGGAGCCCACTTTTCGATTAAAGTATCGTAAGATTGCATTTTATATTTCCTTTATGATTTAGATGCGTTTTTACGGATAGTGTTGATGTAAGATTCCATTACAGATGATACGTCAGTTGTTACGTCTGCATCTTCTTGAACAGTTTCTACTTCGTCACTACCAGTGATTTCTTTTGTGAAATATGACTCTTTGACAGTTTTTACTTTAGAGGCGAATTGTACTTCGTCTTCAAAATCTAAACCTTCAACGAGTGATTTCAATTTTTCTACTTGAGTTTCTGCAAGGTCACGTGACGCTTCACGAATAATCGTTTCACGCTTGTATACTTCCAGTTCCTCGCTTGTGTCTATAACTTTCTGAGTAGTTTCGTTGAGACGTGTCTCAAGTTCTTCTACTGATTCAGCAAGTTCATCAACTAGGTCAACCTTAGAGGCGGGAACTTCAATGTAAGACTCTGTAAAGAGGTCTTTCATTTTGTCCATGAAAGTCTCGGCAATTTCAGTGCGGAGTCCGCTCTGGATTGCAACTTGATTTTCTTCCATCCAAGATTCAACTACATAATTTAGGTAGCTGTCTACTTTCTCTACAAGTTCTGATTTAGTAGAAGAAATTTCTTCTGCCAACTCTTCCTTGTACTGTGCTTCAATTCTATCAACTTCTTCTGATAGTTTTGATTTCACGGCTGCTTCAAAGATTACTGCGGTTTTAGCTTTAAACTCATCACTGAGTGTTGCTTCAGACTCGACTAGTGCGTCTAATTCAGCAGATGTATCAATCTGTGTTTCCACGATTGCATCCACATTATCCATATCTACTGAATCTTTAAAGTATGCGGCTTGAATATCTGCCTTCTTCATACTTTGCAATTTCATAGACATTGCATTAATCATGCCCGCTTTGGTCTTTGGTGCAGGAGCTTGTTTTGCTTTGGTTGCGTCTGCTGCTTTGTCTACAGATGCGATTGACTCTTCTTCGTCAGTTGCATTTGCATCAGGTTTCCCTTTAGGAGCAGGGGCGCTTCCTTCTTCGAGAGTATCTTCCACAATGTCGTTAATATCTTCATCGTGAAGTTCAACTCCGACTTTGGTTTCTTCAGTCATAATTGACTCCTATATTTTAGATTTAATTAACGAGAGGAAATTTTTGTACTCTCGAACACTTGTCTCATACAAGACAGTTTTCGGAGCGGTTTTAATTTCAGTCTCCATTTTTTCAATGACTTGAGGACACAAAACACCGTTATTCCAAACCCAGTCTACTCCTTCCATTATACCATTAACGAAAGCTTCAGGAGCGCTAGGGTCTTGTACGATGTCAACCGTACTAAGAATAAAGTCGTCTTTAACGACCATGGCACCGTTTCTTGTCTCAAGGCTACCCATACCACGAGTTGACACACCTAGTTGTACACCACCATCAAGTAGACCTTTTACAATCTTACCCATCGGAGTATCCAATATTTGTGCCTTTCCAACCACATCATTTCCCTCAAACTTGAGAGAGGTGATGAGATGTGAAACTTTGTCTAAGTTAACTGTCGGCCCTTCGGGGTGATTTAATTCCCCAACCGAACGTTTCTTAGAAATTTGTTCTTGGTCATATTTTGCTACCGCTCTTTCCATAATAGGTTTAGGGTAGACACGACCATTTCTGTTCTTTTTATCTGTTTGTGCGAAAATGCCTTCAATAACATAACTCTTTTCACCATTTTCTTTCTTCTCTACCAAACAAGATAGAGAATCATTATCAGTGAATTCTGTAATTAACTTCATGTTAATTCCTTTATTACTTTTATTGCAGACTTTTCTGCGTCCTTTTGTGATTTGAAGGAGTCTAATTTGTCCCCATCAATATATACCACAAACGGGTTAGTCCCCTTTTCCTTAACAATAAGGACTGGGACTCTATTAATCTTTTTGTTGAAGACAGTTTCACCCTTGGGTTTCTTTGCTTCGTTTAATTCTGAAAGAATTTCTTTATAAGATTTCATAGTATTATTTATACAAACAATGATTTTGAGAATGCATTATTATGCAGTTTCTACTTCATCATCGTCCAATTCTGCTATGATTTCTTCAGATTCTTCTTCTGTTTCGTCAGTTTCTTCAACTTCTTCTTCTGTTTCAATGTCTGTTTCATCTATTTCAACATCATCATCTGCATCGTTAAAGATTGCTTGTGCAGTTGCAATGCGTTGTGCTTCTAGTGCATCTGCCATTTTATCTTGCACAATACTCTTAAAAGAACCTTCTGCATTATTCAAGTCACCACTAGTAATTTGATTAATTAGTTCATTTACAGCACTTGGTGCTTCAACTTCTTGATTTTCTACTTCACTCATTCTATTTCCTCATCTTCGTCTACGGTTGCGTTCTCACCTTCGACTTGTTTTTTCATTTCTTCAATGTCTTCGTCAGACATCATCATTACGTTCTTCATTGCCCACTCACGTGAGAAATACTCACCCACATACTGAGATACTTGGTCAAGGGTCTGTAGTCTGTTCTGTAACAGTTCCGCATTCTTCAACTCAGTAAAGTGGTTGTCTCTTTGGAAGTCAACAGTAATCTGACTCTTCCACTCTTCCCAATCATTCTCAGTAATAACACCTTTAAGTATAAGTTGTTTCTTTAGAATACCAATAAACAACATTGAGAAACGTTTACGTAGACGGTCAATAAACTTCTGGAACTTAACTTCATCCCTAGAAATTTCGGTTGACCTACCTAGTGTAAACTGTGCTTCTTGTTCCAGACGGTTGACTGGTACGTTCAATGAACGATATAATCTTTTCTGGAAGTACAAGATATCATCTATCTGACCAAGGTTCTCACCGCCAGGCAGTGTAGAGATTTCAGTTCCTCTACCACCTTCTCTACGTGGTAACCAGAAGTCTTCCAACATAGACATGTGTTTACGGTCATCTTTAAGTTGACCAGTACTTGAGTCATATACAATCTTGTTTCTGTAACGAGACATGATACCTTGCATGTACGCTTCAGATTTATTACGTGGCATGTTACCCACATCGATATAGAATATTCTACGTTCGGGAGCACGTGCAAGACGGTAGATTACAAGAGAATCTTCCATCATTCTTAATTGGTTAATAGGTTTTAATGCCTTATGTAAATAGGACACAACCTGTTTTTTACTTGGGTCTAATAGACCACTTGATACGTATGAAACACTGTCTGGAGAAAGTCTTACACCTTGATTAGTTCCTGCTTTCTCTTGGAAGATATAGAATTCTTTTACTTCTTTTACTACCTTCGCACCCGTGATAGGGTCTTTCTCATGTTTTACTTCTTTTACTTTACGTATCTTTGCGGCATCAATAGTTCTAATCTCTTGAATACCTTCTTTAATTCGGGATTCATCTACTACAAGATGGTGATATATTCTACCATCAATATAGAATGAACGGAATATGTCGTGACCTAAATCAGTGAATTTCAACATACTATATACTTTGTTGAATTCTTCGGTCATCATTTTTTTGATGTTGTCTGGTACTTCTACATTATCCAGATTAAGTTCGCAAGAAATATTCATCTCTGAACCAACGATTGATTCATTAACGATATCTTCGACTGCGGCATCTACTTCGGGGTGTGTTGCAACACCACGATATTTCATAATTAATTGTTGGTTGTCCTTCGCTTGACTCCCTTCCATGTCAATGTATTGACCATAGTGAGACCCAGACGCAGTAACGTACCCCGCACCATCATCATCGGTGGGAGCGACAATTGACTTTAATTTTTCTTTATCCTTTTCTGCTTTTTCTTGTCTCTTGATTTCGAAACCGAAAAGTTTAAGAATACTATTGTCTTGTTCTGCCATTTATATTCCTCATAATAAAGGGGTAAGGATTATTCCCTACCCCCTTATATATAACTAGATTAACTAGTGGTGTCGGATTCCCAGTATTGAACTTGGAACTCAACTGTAAATTCTTCGATAGTATCTACAGTTTCGTAACTTACGTCAATCGCACTAACGTTTGTTGGGAAACAACCACGGAAGTTATACGTCTTGAGAGTATCACCATTCCTGTCCAACTGCTCGATAACTAGGTCTGCTTGGTAATCAATAGGATTACTTAGACCAGTATTAGCTTGGTGGGCATTGATACCATTCATCCATCTCTCCATAGAGTTACGGATTGAGAAATCAGTATCATTAAGAATAGTTACTGTCCATGGTTCAAAAGTACGGTCACCCGCAATCTTTAACTGTCTACCACGAAAAGGAACTTCCATTACGTTCATTATGGACGAAGGCAACTGAGCAGTCTTACAAAGGAAGGATGTAAGTTCTACATCTCCACCCGCATAGCCTGGAAAGTTGACAGTCGCTTTAAACAGATTAGGACGAGCACCGCCCCCTCTGAGTTTCGATTTAAAATCATCTACGCCTAATATTGCCATTTTTTATACCCCTTATACTGTGCCAACAACTTCGTCAAACTCAACACCAGTTCTAACTGCAACAAAATTCAATGTTACGAAGTTAATAGAACGGGCGGGTTTGATAAAGATTGAAGCGACAAATTCATTACGGTCAACCACAGCAGCAGTGTTATTCGTAGCGTCACAGACAACACGGAAGTCCGTGATACCTCTTCGACCTTGAATCTCACGTAAGAACGGTTCAACAATGTTAACGAACTCTGCACGAGTAAACTCGTCATTGAATTCAAACATTACGTTACGTCCTGCTATTGCAATCGCTCTTTCTATTCCAAGGAACAATCTACGAACATTGATTCTGTCAAATGCAGAAGGTCTTGATTCGTTAGTTTTGTCACCGAAGAGCATAATGCCTTCGCCAGGAATGTTAGCGATTGGGTTGATACCAGCTTTATATAATGCATCTCTTTCCGCTTTAGTTGGAGATAATATGATATCTGTGATTCCTTGATATCTACCACGTCTAGAACCCGCAGGGGAGAACCAAGGTGCAGCGACTAAGTCAGTTGCAGCCATGAGACCCGCAGTGGATGATGCGGCAGGAATCTTAATGTATTTGTCATTATACTTGTCAAATACTTTCAGATAGTTGTTGTCTTGTACCAAGTAGGAAGACTTCGTGTATGTGTTGTTGTTTGTAAGAACACCAACGTTGGTGCCTACAGTAACTACAGCATTACGAGAAGGTGATGCAACTGCAACACAATCTTTCCTAGTTGTTCCTGCTATTGCGACCAAATCATTTACGATTGTAGTAGCAGCAGTATTTGTCAATGATTCTGGAGCGATAAGGAAGTCTACTTCGATGTTATCTTTATCTTCGAACTTGTCGTATCCACGTAGGAAATCGTCTGTTCCTAATGAAGAAGAAGTATTACCACTTTTGAATGACCAAGCACTTGTAGTGTTTGAGTAGTTCTGGCCAGTTGCGAAATCTTGACCCGTAGTAGTTGCTGTTGTACCCCAAAGAGAACCACCGAAATCATTCACACCATCTGAATCACCAGATAAGTGGAAGTCTCCTGCGTATACCCATTTGGACTTAAGCTTTAATACTTCTTTGAAGTAGTTTGAACTTCCATCTGGAGATTTAGCGTTCTTTGCAACAGATAGGTACGGGAATGTTTCAAGAACTGTTCCTGCATTACCTGTAATTTCTCCATCTTCATCAATAACTGCAACGTGGATTTCGTCATTATACCCACCAAGTGCGGTTACGAATGCAGACGTGCCAGTCGCTCCGTCAAAATTGTCTTTGTATGCCCAACTATTGAAGTTTGTTTCTGAACCAGATGCACTGTCTGTTCCCACGATGGAGATTTTCAGAGAGTTACCAATGGTGCCAGGATATTTGGCAATGAAAGCACCGTCAGAACTATCAATTGATAGGTCTTCGAATGCGTCTAAGTTATTAACTGTTTGTGCAGTTAATGAACCTAATGAGGTATTGTTCGCAACGGAGTTTTTGCCGTCACTATCCTGTTCACGTACTACGTACATTGAATTGGAATACCTTAAAAAATAAGCAGCAGAGTGGAAGTCTACCGTATTATCGTCAGTGGGTGCAGAAAACGTGCTAACAAGTCCAGATTCATCTGAAACTAGTGTTGCTACGCCTACTGGCCCCCAACCGAAATTCCCCACGAATGCACCAGTTGAAGTTTGAACGTTCGGGACAACGCCCGTTAAATCAATTTCTTTAACTGTTACAGCAGGAGAAGCAGAGGGTGTAAAAAGAGCCATAATTCTTTCCTTTAGTTTTTCTAATTATAAGTTATCATAATACGGTTATATTCACTTACCTTTATTTATACATTTACCATTCTTCAACACCTAGTCCAGTGCCTTCGAAGGTATGCCAACCGTGTTCTTTCTGTTCTTCTTCTTGTCTCACTTCTGATAAACCATCATCAATGAACCCTACAGGAGGTACATCATCCTCAATTTCCTTCATTTTCTGTGCAAACATCATCTGTTTTAGGTTGATGTCAGTCATATCCATGAAGTATTGAGAGGAACAGAAGTATCCAAACATAACAATATTCATCATTAAATCGTCATGATTACCATCGGATGCCTCGTAAGACTGTCCTCTTGACACAAAAGTAGAGATTTCCATGATGGTATTCTCATCTACAATTGATAATTTCTTACTTTCTAATAGGTCTTTTGCAGAAGAACAACCTAATCTTTTAACCTTTCTATTCATTTCAATACCAATACGGTCTGCTTTAACCGCAGATTCCATATGGATATTTTCATACTCTAGGTCTTGATATAGTCCTTGACAGACCAAAGTTCCTTGGTCATTTGACTCAATTACCACATATGACTCATTGTAGAGAGTTGCGTACTTATATATAATATTAGGAAAGAGTATTGGAGATATAGTATTATTGCGATAGACGGCAACCTGTTTGAATGGTCTCGTGCTAATGTCGATAACGTTAAACGTAGAATAATCCTGACCTCTTCCCTTTGATACGTCCACAGTCATGATATATTCATGGTCTTTGATTGGACGTTCATATATTAACAAATCAGCCCCTTCAAGGACTTCTTGAGGGTTTGATGCCCTAAACCCTAATAATGTTTCGGCATTAATTAGTGTATCACCTGTTCCATAAAAGGTGTTACCAAACTCTTGGTCAAATTGTAACTGAGATGTATTTGATATCGTCTGTCTCTTCCATTCAGCATCTCTGCCTGGCACATCCCACCAGTTAACTGTAAATGGTATAAACTCGTTTACTTTCTGAACTGCACCTTCCCATATCTTATGGAACGTATTACCAATACCATTTGCGGTACTTGTTATAATAACTTTAGTGTCTTTACCCGCAGAGATTACTGGATAGGTAGAAGTGTAGAACTCATTTGCATTTTCAACAAACGCAAACTCATCTAGGAATAGTAGGTTAACGGACATACCACGAATCGAACTACCAGATGTTGCAGCAGCAATGATACGGGAATTATTACTAAATTCTATTGAACCCTTGTTAAGTGCCTTAGTGCCTGGCTGTAGAAAGAACGGTAAGTTCTCCAACATGAGTGTGACACGACCCAACATCTCTCTCGCAGTTGCACCTTTGTTGGCAAGTACTGCAATGGTCTTTTCACTATGGAAGACAGCAAACCAAATGATGTAACCAACCGAACTGATTGATTTACCACTCTGTCTACATGCAAGTACAATAGAGAATCTGTTGTTATTGAAGTGTTCAAACATTTTCTCTTGATATGGGTATAGGTCAAAAGGAACTAATCCATCATCCAGAGAGATTACTTTTAGATATTGTTTACAGAAGTATACAGGGTCTTGGGAACACTTAATGTATTCCTTGATTTCTTTTTCAGTAAAATTGTGTTGAACTCCATCTCGCTTGACATTTATATTGCCAAGATAGGTTTCATTCTGATTCTGGTTCTGCATCTATTACCACTTGTTTTTCATTATGTATTAATCGCTGCAAGTCTGTAGTCGTTCCTACAAATAGATTGTTTGTGGTGTTACCCAGTTGTTTGGGTTCGTCTTTCTGTTTTATGTCTTTGTTCTTTTTATTCAAATCCATCAACTTATCATTCACATCTGCCATGTTTTTCATCATGCCAGATAACACTTCAAACGCACGGGGGTGTTCACTCTCCCTTGCGACTTCAATCATTAATTGCATACTCTCTTTACCGTTCTCTAGTATTTCATAGTAGGTATCACGAGAGTATTCGTAATCATCTTTTATTCGTTTATCATCAGCCATTATGAACTATCCTGTAATATAAGTGGGTGACCGAATTGTGTTTCCGTAAACCCGTAATCACTATCCGCACCTACTGATAAAGGGTTTGGTACAGTCTTTAATGTTTTTATATACATGTCACTATCGGCAAACCCTGCATTCATGTTAAATAGATTGTTACGTACATCACGAATAATAGTTTTCGATGAATCAGGGCCATATAAGGATATTTTCATCTCAAACTCTAATGTATATATAATTGTCCTACGTTGTTCAACTGCACCTTCAAAATCATCTTGGAATGTAACACCAGATAAAGTGACGGGTACGTCTTCAGTTAGTGTAGGTATATCAGAAAATGGTTTGATTGTCAAGGTATATTGTGGTGCAAAGTAAGGTAGAATCTGTTCAACAAGTTGCAATGCATCATCTTGGGACTTTGCATAGATGTTCAACTGAAATGAGATTGTGTACGGAGTAGACGTATATAGTTTACGTCTTGCAGTCACACTATCGGTTACTCCCGCAGATATGTTATTTGTCTTGGGTAATTGACGTGTTGCATCATATTGCATGTTCGTAATCTCGAAAGACATACGAGGTAATTTGATTGCAACTCTACGTTCTCCATCTTCACCCGCTTTCATCTCATCAAGACGTGCAATAAAGTTTCTCTTGGGTGCGTAGGACAACGGTACTTTTACTTGGGAGATAGTTTTCCCAGTACTGTCGTGTCTTAATACGTATAAGTTGTTAAACATAGAACCGAATACGGATACCGCAGTTCTCACTCTTTTATGATAAAACCATTGACCAAACATTATGACATATCTCCGAATGGATTACTCTCTGAGAAGTCAAGGAAGTCTGCTTCGAAGTCATCAAAGATTTGATTTTGTGCATCGGCTTGAATATTATTTAATTCCTGAACAAGTGTCGGTGTTGCTTTGGCAAGAGAAGTACCACCCGTTACTTGTGTTCCTGTTCCAAAGTTATGGAACTTACCATCACTCGCACCAACATGTGCAAGTCGTAGGATACCATCTGAATCACTCCATCTAGTAACCTCACCTGTCATGTTATATGTACCGAATGACTGAGTAACTGTTTCTCCGATATCGAATCCTGCCGCAGAATCCATCGTTAATGAAACTTGATATGCCGCTTCTCCTTCTATACCATCAATTGTTTCGATTCCAACATCAAAGTCTTCGTCATTGTATTCAAACAATTCACACTGAAGACGGAATGTAGGAAGGTTCTGTAACTGATAGAATGGAGTTTCTGTTTCTACTCTACGTATCTCAAATATAGACTGAGATAGTGTTAGGTAGATTAAATCACCTTCACGTGGACGGAAGTTTAATGATTCTAAACGAGAACCAACTAGGGTCTTCCATCTTTTTCTTGAAACAACAAAGTTTGCTTGGTCTCTTAGTTCGATACCAAATTTAGTAAATAGGTCACCCTCACCTTCAAACGCTTCGGTGTTTTCGATATACATTTCAATCTTGTATGCATTACCAAAACGTGACGGTACGTCATCAAGAAAGATTTTATCTTTGTTAACGATTTCTCGTGGAAGGTAATATACGTCCTGTCCATAGAATTTGAGGGCTTCAATTACGATGTCCTCATACACTGATTGTTCAGACTTAACACCTTGTTTAAAATAAGGGTTGGTTGCCATCTAATTATCCCATAAAGAAATCTGGTGGTGTGTCATATTCATTATATATTCTCTGACGTATTGTTTCGATTTCTTGTTTTGCGTCTTCGTAAATTTGTCTACCATTAAGTTGAACACCGCCTGGCAGTACCATTCCTTCAAACTTGATAAGGTTTGCACCCCATTGTTCCTTGATTAATGCAGTTGCATATTCTTTTAAGAACATGTTATCATATGCTTTACCGTTACCATTGATATCGGTTGCCATGTACATTTCAATTAATATCTTCATTCCTGCTTTGAGGTCTCTTCCCGCACCAACATCTCCAAAGATGTGTAGTTTGTTGTTTGCCTTCTGGAATTGAATCTGTGGACTACCTGTCATTTTCATATCAACAAGTGATAGATACTGTTGCATCTGTTCGTAGTATGCCATATCTGAAAGACCACTTTGCAAATCCCACATATCATTAAGACGCATTTGATATTTGACATCAAAGAAACTTGAACTACCACTTTCACTGTTGATAGGTAATACACGGACAACACTTAGTATGTCGTTTGCATTACTAACACCAGTTGTATCTAAATCAAAATCTAGATATCCTCTTGTTGTCATGTCCGCAGTGATTGTTACTGGAAGATATACTCTATGAGAACCTTCTCCAACGTATTCTGTGAATAGTTGTAACGCATCATCTACACGGTCATCAATCTGTTCATCATCAATGTTTATTTCGATAACAGGATGACCCAGTCTACGTAAACAATAATCTATGAAACCGTTTCTTGTTGTTATTCTACTATATGCCATGTTAGTTATTTATCCTTAGTTTAACAACGTGCCTGCGTTATTGTAAACGTTTATTCTGTAGTATGCCCCATGTTGACCATCAAGTAAGTCTGCGTCCAATCCAGTTCCAGTACCGTCCACTGTCTTAATTGCAGTCATCAATTCTGCGGCACTTGAATAGGTTTCACTGAATGAGAATGCACCTGTTCCTGAGTTGTATGAAATGTCACCACTTCCACTAAACATACCAACAACATTCGCAGAGTCAATCTGAATATCGTTTGCGTTTGCGGTAATACCCTTACCACCCACAACGTTGAAGGTTCTAGTAGCAGCAATAGTACCACCACCAGTGAGACCAGTACCCGCAGTCATTGTTACACCACTGTGGTCTATGTGTTCATTCGCTACGAATCCACTCAAGTTATCGTGGACAATGTCTCCATCTGTAGTAGAGATTGCACCATTACTATACGTAATACCTGTACCACCACTAAACATACCTTTGATGTTTGCGGAGTCAACTTGGATATCATTTGCATTTGCAATAATACCCTTACCACCGATTACATTTACTGTTCTGGTTGCGGCAATAGTACCACCACCAGTCAAACCTGTTCCCGGAGTCACGGATACTGAACTATGGTCTATGTGTTCGTTTGCAACAAACCCAGATAGATTATCATGAACGATATCTCCATCGGTTGTTGATATTGCACCATTACTGTAGGTGATACCTGTTCCACCAGAGAACAATCCTTTAATCTGTGCCGCAGTTCTATCTGAATCAGTATAAGAGAATACACCGTTCGAATATGATAGGTCACCACCCGCACTAAACATTGCTTTTACATTAGCAGAGTCAATGTCGAATACACCGTTGGATACAGAAAGTCCTTTATTTGCAGTTAAGTGTGCTCGAACTTCAGATGCACTTGGCCCTG